GTTCCTTCTTCGTTTAGCCCCGGAGATACCGTTACAGTTATTAATAATGGTGTAATTCAAGGTATGGGGGGTTCAGGTGGATCCGGAGGCGACACAAATGGTAGCACTACACAAACTTTTCCGGGAAATCCCGGTTCTTCTGGGGGAAATGCCGTTTTTGTAAATCGTCCTACAACCATCACTAATAACGGAACTCTTGCCGGTGGTGGTGGTGGCGGTGGCGGTGGCGGTGGCGTCTATGTGACTTATCCTACAAGCCCAGAAGACTTCAACTATAGATTTAGTACTGGTGGCGGTGGCGGTGGCGGCGCTGGATATAATGGCGGTTCTGGCGGATCTGCTGGGGCACATACACCCGGAATATATACTCCGGGTGGTTCAGCAATAGGAAATAATGGTAGTTCTGGTACATCCCCTGCTGGTGGGGGTGGTGGCTCGGGTACCGCTATTGGCCCGGGTTTCGCTCCAACAACAGCCACAGGTGGGTCAGGTGGGTCAGGTGGTGGTAGAGGTGGTAGTGGATCTTCTGGGGGTTTTGGAACACCGGGGCCTAGCCCAGTAGGCAGGCCCGGAGGAAGTGGTGGCTCTCCCGGCGCTTACATTGTAGGAAACCCATTTGTTACATACCCAGCAACCGGTACTCGGTTAGGCCCTTCATCTTAATAGGAGAATTAAATGACAATCAATTCTGTAACCATGAAAATTTATGATTTTGAAGAAGCAAGTAATTCAATTATTGTTGCTTTTAATTCAGATCAATCGACTAAATCAATTGATGACCAACCACGGATGGCTTTTCAACCAACTATGTTTGAAGACACTGACCCTAATAAAATTATAAAGAGGATAGCCCACGCAGGAGTTTCAATTGCTGAAACTCAAGATAAACAAGAAGCACTAGCACAAAATTTGGTTGCTGTTAATGCATATAAAGATAAGGTAGGACAATCTTTAACATTTACTTTGGCAGATTTTGATGAGTTCAACGTTCCCCCACCAACAGAAACTCCAGCCGTTTAGGATTAAATGTGGATAGTAATGAAGGTTTTAATAAGTACGGCGCTATTTATATAAAAGATGCTGTGCCTTTAGATTTATGTAAATTTTTAACAAATGTGTTACTTAGAGCGCCTTGTGTTAGTTATGGTTGTGCAAAAGGGGATGAGCAAATACCTAATGCTTATTCAGTAGTTAGTCATGAAATTATTTTTGAGACTTTGCTTGAGAGAATATGGCCTAGTTTAGAGTTTGCTGTTGGGGAAGAACTTCTACCAACTTATGCTTATGCTAGATTGTATTCTAATGGGGATGAATTAAAGCCACATAAAGATAGACCTGCTTGTGAAGTAAGTGTCACGGTTCAACTTGGAAGATCGCATAATTACGCTTGGCCTATTTATATGGGCGATAAGCGTTTTGATATTGCAGAGGGGGATGCGGTCTTATATAAAGGACATGATATAGAACATTGGCGTAATATATGTGATGGCCCTGAAGGTTACTACTCTGGACAGGTATTTCTTCATTTTGTACGTAAAAATGGACAATACGCTGACGAGTTTGGGGATTTAAAAACTAGACAGATAGACAGAAACCATTTTATAAAATATAGAACAATACAAATGGAGCAAAAATGATTTTTAATTTAGAACCAAGACATTCACCCGGGAAAGATACTCATGCTTATTGGGATGATTTTTTAGCCCCAGAAGACCTAAATTTAATTTTAGCCAGCCCTGTTTGGCATGAATTAGCGAAAGGGAGAGTTGGAGGTAATGATCATTTAAATGGAAATTTAGATAAAAACATTAGAAATACAGATATTTGTTGGTGGGCGCCAAATCAAGAAAATTATCATATTTGGCAAAAATTTTCTAATGTTGTATCTGAAATAAATACAAAATATTTTAAATACGATTTAACAGGATTTTACGAACCAGCACAACTAGGTTTATATACAGGAAATGAACAATCTCATTATAAATGGCACGTAGATGGTTCCGCAAAAGATCGTAATGTCCCCCGTAAATTATCAATGGTGTTGATGTTAAGTGATACATCTGAATTTGAAGGTGGTGAATTACAAATAAAAACAGAAACAGACGACATAATTTCTTTAGAACAAAAAAAAGGTCGGGCGTGGTTTTTCCCGTCTTATATTTTGCACAGGGTTACTCCCGTTACTCGGGGGGTAAGACGCTCTTTAGTGCTTTGGGTTGGTGGCCCAGAATTTAAATAAGGGATAAACATGAAAACAGTAATTGAAGCGCATAAGGTTGATGGGGTAAAAGTCTGCCGTTCAGAGGAAGTCCATGTTTGTGCTTCCTGTGGGTACGACTTGGATGAGGCTGAATTGGTGGCTGACACTTGCTCTGATTGTGGCGCACCCCTGAAGTTAAAGAAGTCCGTATCGGTCTGGGCTACATCTGTACCAAAAGCCGGTGCTAAGACTTGGGGCCAGACTTAGGAACAGGGATGAATTTTGTCAAATTTAGACCCGATTATCGGTACCGCTAAGGCGGCAACCCAGAGCATCAAGTCTGCTATTCAGTCAGGCAAGGAGATAAGTTCAGCCGTTGAGTCGATTCAGAACTTTGGTATGGCGGAGGTCAAAGCCCGTCACGCTTTTAAGAATGTACGCAAGAGTCAAGTAGGCGAAATAACAATCATGACCGCTATGGCGGAGTGGCGCAGGCTAGATCAGATACGCCGCATGGAGTTGGAAGTAAAAGACTTTCTGATCCAGCAGTTTGGGCAGTTTAAGGGTGAAGAAGAGTTTGAGAAGGTCAAGAAGATTAAAGATGACATGATTGCCCGTCATGCCAAGAGTAAAGATGCAATGGGCAGGGATATAGAGAAGTTACGAGAGTTGCAGATTATTTGTGTGATGCTGGCGTTTCTGGTTGTCACAATTTATTACATTATGAAGGGTCATCTGTAATGGCTGAGAAACTAAACGCTAATGACACGCTCTCCAAGGTGCTGGCGTATGTTGACTCGCCGTTTAAGTTGTTTGCCATGATCATGATGGCGGTGCTGGCCTTCGGTGGCTGGATGCTGTACGACAATAAAGACCTAATTGTAGGGACGTACAAGGAAAGCCAGAAACTGCCTGAGATTGTGGAAGACCGGGTTGAGGATGCCGTAGCCCATCTGTTTAAGACCACGGGTGCGACTACCGTGGCGGTGTTTAAGGTGAACCCCCTGCTGGGAACCCGGGTGCAGTATCGGGCGTATACCAAGGAAGGCAGGGACAAGACTAATGACGGACTGGACGTAGGACTCTTTACAACTAATCAAGCCAACAATCAAGACGTAGTTAACCTCATGGCAGGCAACGTACCATGCAGTGAGTACAAGGCCGCACAGTCAGAGATTGGCTTGTGGTACATCGAGAAGGGTATGCGGTTTGGGTGTCGGATCAGTATTCCACCCGAGCCAAGTAGATTCATAGGACAGATTACCGTGGGATGGGACAAGCCTCCCGCTGATTTAGACCAGACCCGGGCGATGCTCAATATCGCCGCAACCATGCTTTCAAGGAGTAAAAAATAATGTTACCCATAGCCGCACTATTAAGTATTGGTGAGAAGGTACTGGACAAGGTTCTTCCAGATCCAGAGGCACGGGCCAAGGCGCAAGCAATGCTTTTAGAGATGCAGCAAAAAGGAGAACTTGCCAAACTCCAAGCCGACATGAATGAGCAGGATAACCTGACCAAACGGGCTGAGGCCGATATGAAGTCGGACTCATGGCTATCTAAGAACATCCGGCCTATGACGCTAATCTTTATTTTGCTGACATACACCGTATTTGGGATGATGTCTGCTTGGGAGATTGAGGTAAACAATAACTATGTAGAACTCTTGGGCCAGTGGGGGATGCTAATTATGTCCTTCTATTTTGGCGGGCGTACCCTTGAGAAGATCATGGACATGAAGGCGAAGAAAGATGCAACTAACAAATAACTTTTCTCTTGCCGAGATGGTGAAGTCTGATACTGCACTGCGGCATGACATGGACAACACACCGGGGGAGGCTGAGATTGCTAATCTTAAAACGCTCTGTGAAAAGGTATTGCAGCCCGTCCGTGACAAATTCCAAACCGGAGTCAAGGTCAACTCAGGATTCAGGCACCCCGAAGTCAACGCAAAGGTGGGAGGCTCCAAAACGTCCGACCATTGTAAAGGACAAGCCGCTGACATTGAGATTCCCGGTATTGCCAACGCAGACCTAGCCGTGTGGATCATGGACAACCTTGAGTACACCCAGTTGATCCTTGAGTTCTACACCCCCGGCGTGCCGGATTCGGGTTGGGTGCACGTTTCTTATGACCCGGCTAACCTCAAAAAGCAGAACCTAACGGCTACCAAAAAAGATGGTAAAACGGTATATATACCGGGACTTGTAGCGTGAGGATGCCATGCCATTTATAGCACTTAGATTTAAGCCGGGAATAAACCGAGATCAGACCAACTACTCTAACGAGGGTGGCTGGTTTGAGGGTGACAAAATTCGCTTTCTTTCGGGCTACCCGCAGAAGATTGGTGGTTGGCTTAAACAGACGCCTAATACCTTTCTCGGCACTTGTCGGCAGTTATTTAACTATGTAACAACTTTTGGGGACAACCTATTAGCCGTTGGGACAAACTTAAAACTGTACATAGAAGCAGGTGGTTATTTTTATGACATTACCCCACTCCAATCCACAACGGCTGCTGGAGATGTAACATTTGCTGCTGTTAACGGATCTTCTACCGTAACAGTTTCGGATACAAGTAATCCAGCAGTGGCAGGTAATTATGTTCAGTTTACTGGCGCCGTTTCTTTGGGTGGTAACGTCACGGCTGCGATCTTAAACGTCAACCAAGGCTTTGAGATTGCTACCGTAGTTAATGCCAACGCTTACACAATTGTTGTTCCGGTAACGGCTAATGCTTCTGATGCAGGTAATGGCGGCTCTGCAACGGTTGGTAAGTATCAGATAAATGTTGGTACTCCCGGCGGCACATTTGGTTACGGATGGGGTACAGACACTTGGGGCCGTCTTGAGTGGGGTCTTGGCGGAACAATACCGGTTGCTTTACAAGGTAACGATTGGTGGTACGACAACTTTGATAATGACTTAGTTGCTAATATTCGAGACGGCGCTATTTATTATTGGGAGCGTGGGTCTTCTACTAACCCCGGGGTAGCGCTTGATACTAATGCAATCCTTCTTTCAGTAAAGGCCACCGCAGATGGATACAACGCCAATGCAGTACCAACCAAGGCTATGCAGGTTCTTGTATCGCAAAACGACAAGCATCTTCTCGCTTTTGGGAGTGTGCCTTTTGGTTCTACTAATGTGGCTGATTTTGACCCCCTTCTTATTAGGTGGGCTGATCAGGATAATCCGGGTCAATGGACTCCGACGCCTACCAACTCTGCGGGATTTATAAGAGTTTCTAGGGGTTCAAGGATTGTCCGTGCTCTACCAACCCGGCAAGAGATCTTGGTGTGGACAGAATCACACCTCTATTCTTTTCAATACCTTGGAACCACAGACGTATTTGGGTTACAAGAACTAGCAGACAACATCTCTATCCTTAGCCCACGGGCTTGCGTGACTGTAAATAACGTAACTTA